GCAGCGTCTTGCTGCCTTCTGGCAAACGCGGGCCGGTGTACTGGCCCACCCAAACCTGCTCTCCCGGCTGAAGGGTGACCGACTCCCGACGGCAAGCGACTTCCTTGCCAATCAGGGCGGAAAACAATGCGGCGGTATCCGCGTGTCCAACGAAAGACTCTATCGGCTCTTCGTCGAAGTCGAGCTTGACATCCTCCAGCGTGAGCCGCACTACGGTGACGCGGCCCCGGAATTCGGGCAGCATCGAAAGGGAAAAAGCGTTGAGCAGTTTCATGCTTCCCCCCGTGCGGCGTTACGGGCATTGCGAGCGTCACAGTCGGCCGCATGAAAGCCGTCCAGCAACGAATCGATTTCCGACAACGTGAGCTCGATGATTGGCTTCTCGCTGCGCGGGTATGCGGCCTTGCGGTGCAGATTGGTGGTAGCGCTGTGATGGGTCACGTTGACATACCATTGGGTTTCGGCCTCTACGTACACCAACAGGGGCCACCACGGACCGTAGCTGTTCACGGCATAGACGCCCGGGTAAGGCCAGCCGCCGTACAACGAGCCGGTTTTATTGCTGAATTCCGTGCGGGACTCCACGGCGCTGCGCACTTGTTTGTTCGTAATCTTTGCCATCATTCTCTCCTAAAAGTCGAGCTGGACTCATCAGTGCCGGCGAAACCGGCAGACGCCCTCGCGGGCGTTTCGTCCTTGCTTAATGCCCCAGATGCGCGGCGGCGATGAAGGCCTTCGCCTCCGCGTAGGTGTCGACTGCCGGGCCCGACTGTTCCGGGTGCAAGCAGTGATAGGCTTGATAGCGATCGCCGATCTTGCTGACCGTGAACGGGTAATCGTGGCCCAACGAGTGGCCACGCAGGCCGCCTTGCACGGCGCTGTGGCCCTTGGACTGCAGGGGGTCGGTGCCGATGGCGCCTGCCGGCAGTTCGATCCCGAGGGATTGGGCGCGAGCGTTGCCGGCCACGATGTCTTCATATCCACGCATTTTGATTCTCCTAAAGTCGGTCTGGACTCATCAGCGCACGCGTTACGTGCGGACCGCCTCGCGGCGGTTTCGTCCTTGCTTAAAACAACAGGTGAGCAGACCACGACACCCCAGTCGTCGGGAAGTGGGTATAAAAAGGCTCCCGCTCCGCAGCTGCGCCCAGCAGGTCGGTGTGACCGTGGTCGAACGGCACCGGGTCTCGGCCGCTGTTGTCCGTATACACCAGCCCATCGGACGTTAACACCGACTCTTGCCCGAGACCGTGACCGAGGAAGATAGCCTTGGCCTTGTCGCAAATGATCAGATACCCGGGCTCAGGGTCTTCGCCTTCGTACACACCGACCGTGCGATCAAACGCGTATCCCTGCGCGGTCAGCAGGTACGCCAGCGCTGTGCTGGCAAACACGTTTTGCGAGCCCGTGCTGCTCTTGCGAAACGCCGACAAAATGCACCAGCCCGTGCTGGATTTGTATCCTGCCGGATTTTTTTGGAACCGGTCCAAAACATTCAGGTCACCAGCGCTGACATTCGGGTGAAGAGGGAAAGAAAACATGGCATTGCTCCAGGCGAGTGCTTCTGGACTCATCAGCGCACGCGTCACGTGCGGACCGCCTCCCGGCGGTTTCGTCCTGATTACGAAAACAGAGCGAAAAGCTTGGTGCCTTCGCTCGGCGTGTTGCGCACTTGGCGCAACACGCCGTGCCAACCCTTCAGGTGATCCCAGTGGCCGGGCTCGTTGTCGAGCGTCCAGAACACGTCACCCCGAAGGGATGGTGACTTGCTGGCCGCCTTGAAAATTCCGACGATCGCACCGAAGCGCTCAGCCTCGGGGAGGGCGGCGATCTGTTCGGCGATCTTGCCGGCAAGGGTCATGCACGTCTTACGATATTTACGATATTGGACGGCGTTCATTTTGGTTCCTCATTGAAAAGTGTGCACGACGGTCTCACCAGTTGAGCGTTCGGCAAGACAAACGGTGATTTTCCAGCGGTTCTTATCGGACACGCGAAGAGCTTTAGCGACCGCACACTGCGCCGCATACGCTGAGTCGGCGTGGACTTCAACACGTTTGTCTTTGTAAAAACAGATGTAACCGTTCACTTTGATTCTCCCACCGGATCGAAATCTTCCGTTCTACCCACTTCGTTGGCGTAGCCACCGCCGTTTCCGAGGATGAGTCGGATAGATTCGCTCGACACGGGGATATCCAACCAACGGAGCGAGAAGCCGCTGTTCCCCTCTTTGCGCGCGGTTTCGATTGCAGCCGCCTTCGTGAGCTCGCAGCCACAAGGGCTGCCTTGAGCGTTTTGAATGACCCAGAATTTCATGACATTGCCCCAGAGTGAGTGCTGCTGGACTCATCAGCGCACGCGTCACGTGCGGACCGCCTCCCGGCGGTTTCGTCCTGACTACCAAGAGTTGCGAGCGTCGGCTCGCTGATCACGGTAGACCGCAGCCACGCCCATCAGGGTGGACAACGCGTCGGCGTAGTCCGTTGATGAGGCGAGCAGCGATCGGAAGTCCTCATCGGCCCAGCATTCGACCATCACGTCGGCGCCGTGTTCGTAGTTCGAAAGACACCAAGCCTTCAAGGATTCAATGTGTGCGGCGATGATATCGGCATTGTTCATGGCATTGTTGAGGGCGGCGAGTTGCGCGGTCAGGTTGCTGATCACGACAGCCTGCTTGCCGACCTTCTTGCCTGCGGCGTCTGCAGCTTTGTTCGCTGCAGCGAGCGCCTTGGCATGCACCTTGGCTTCAGTCACGGCAGCCTTCTGCTCGTCCTTCGCAGCCTTGAGGCGGGCCTTCAGGGATTCAACGTGTGCGGCGGTGATATCGACAGTGTTCATGGCATTGCTCCATAGGTAGGGGGAGGAGGTGTTGAGCAACGCAGCTCAGCAACAGGCAGTGTAGTGATGCGTCACCGGCGGCGTGAGCCGGTGGTCCAGTCGGGCATCGTACGGGGCGCTGCATCCCTCGTAGTCCAAGCCGTCGAGTACGTTGACACAAACCAGCCAACCTACTCTGTCGAATTCCCTGTCGACATCAGGTCACTGCGTGTTGCTGAACTGCGGTACTGAAGCTCGAATTCTACAGGTGTAGACATCGACGTCTACAGGGTAAACCCTAGGTTTTGCAGGAATAAATTGTAAAATGTTGTAACAGTATAAGGGTAAACCCTAATACAATTTTCCTTGCATGTTTCGCCCACTTGTGCTTGCTAGCCTCACAAGCTATCATCGACCTCGCCCGAATTTCGTCTGCATTTCCCAGCCTCCACGCCTCACAAAGTGTTCACTTCCCCGCGCTGTTCACGTTCCATGAACAGCGGGCAAACGTGAACAGAACCCAAGGAACCCACATGTCAAGCCCCTTCGATCAAGCGGCACAGTCATCCGCCAGCGCAGCCCCTACGCCGGCTGATCCGAGTGCAGGCGCACAGACAGATGCAGATCAAAGCCAAGGCAGCGCGCAGCCGGGCACCTACAAGGCGATCATCCACGTCGGCACCGATGGCAGCTGTCACGTCATGGTCACGCTCAAGGGTCAAGTGCTCTGCGACGAAGACGCCGCATCGCTCGACGAGGCGCTCGAGGAAATCACCGAGTGCGTCAATGGCACGGAGCAAAACGAGTCCGCTGCCGACGAAGACACCGAAGCCGGCGACACCGGCGCCGAGGATCAAGGCGAAGGCGCCAGTGACAGTGCTGACATTCCCGACATGTCCACGATGTGGCAACAGGAAGCGAAAAAGCGCCAAGGGCAGACACGCAGCATCGTCGCCCCGGGCTCACAGGTTTAACCCCGCAACACCTACACAGAGGCAACCATGCAGAACTTCTCAAGCCCCAAGGCCAGCCGCAACCCCAGCACCAAAGGTGTAGTGGACGGCAAGGTCAGCATCCCCACGCAGAAGATTCCGGCGGACAGCTATCCCGTCGAAGCAGGCAAAGGCACCGGCGCGCTGAAAAACATTCCCGGGTTCACGGCCGATGTGAAGCCTGGGAAGATTTAAGCGTCGCAACATGGCCAAGCACGCCCACAGCCAAGCTAACGCAGGGGACACGCTCACCACGGTGTCACCGCTCACTGGTGCGCCGCCATCGCTGAAGAAAGCACGACGCGTACAGGTGGGCAAGTCGCTGCAAGAGCGCATGCGCTCACGCCTCATGGACTTCGCCGTGGAAGAGCGCGCCGAGTGGGTCGAAAAGGTGTGCAAGAGCATCGGCGAGGGCGCGACGCTGGCTGAATCGTGCCGCACGCATGGGCTCACAGCGGATGCGTTCAACGACATGTGCGACGCCGACCCGGCGATGTATGGCCGCTACGTCAACGCATTGGGCCGACGTGCGCAGGCATACGCAGAGGAAATCATCAGCATTGGTGACGACCTGCCAGCCAAGGCAGGCATGGCCGAGATTCAGCGGGCCACGTTGCGGGTCAAGTCGCGGCAGTTCGTCGTGGAGCGCCTGATCGACGTGTACAAGGCCAAACGCGAAGTGCAGGTCAACACGACCGTGGCGCTCACCGATGAACAGGTTGACCTGAAGCTGCAACAGCTGCTAGGCAAGGCGATGAACCAGCACATCATCGACGAAGCCCGCACGGTGGACCTGTGAGCCAGTCGGTTGACCTGACAAGCCTGACACCCGCTGAGCGTCGCGAGCTGCTCGCGGTGCTGCAGACCAAGCACCAGAAGCAACGCGAGAACCGCCTTGCGCTGTACCAGCCTTACCCGAAGCAGGTGGAGTTCCATGCCGCCGGAGCAGCAGCGCGGGAGCGCCTCTTCTCCGCTGGCAATCAGCTCGGCAAGACCGTGAGCGGCGCTGCGGAGCTGTCCATGCATGCCACGGGCGTGTACCCGAAGTGGTGGACCGGTCGACGCTTCCCCTACGCCATCAGGTCGATGGCAGGGTCAGAGTCTGCCGAGCTGACGAAGAAGGGCATTCAGCGCCTGTTGCTGGGCTCACCTGAAGAGCGTGAACAGTGGGGCACGGGCTACCTGCCGAAGGCGGCCCTGAGGTCCACGGCGCTACGACCCGGCGTGCCTGACGCGGTGGCCAGCATCGTGGTGCGCCACAGCTGCGGCGAGGACAGCGTCATCCAGTTGCAGTCGTACGACCAAGGCAGGACCAAGTGGCAGGCGGACACGTTGGACTACGTGTGGTTCGACGAAGAGCCGCCGCTCGACCTGTACACCGAAGGCCTGACACGGACCAACGCGACGCAGGGCATCGTGGCGCTGACGTTCACGCCGCTGCTAGGCATGTCGGCCGTGGTGCGTCGCTTCATGCAGGAGCGCCCGGCCGGCACGCACATCACGCAGATGACCATTGCAGACGCGCTGCACTACACACCGGAGCAGCGCGAATCGATCATCGCCGCATACCCGGAGCACGAGCGCGAAGCGCGTGCCAATGGCGTGCCGATGCTGGGTGAGGGCGCCGTGTTCCCGGTGACGGAATCGGGCATCAAGACAGGTGCCTTCGCCATCCCTGCACACTGGCCGAAGATCATCGGCATCGATTTTGGGTGGGACCACCCGACCGCCGCCGTGTGGATGGCGTGGGACCGCGACACCGACACGCTGTACGTCTACGACGTGTACGTGATGAAGAAGAAATCTGTCCCGGAGCACGCGATGGTGATCCGTGCCAAGGGGGACTGGTATCCCGTGGCATGGCCCCACGACGGCTTGCAACACGATAAGGGTTCAGGTGAGCAGCTGATGCAGCTGTACAAGGACCAAGGCTTGAACATGTTGAAGGACCGCGCCACGTTCGAGAACGGCAGCAACGGCGTGGAGGCCGGCATCGCTGAGATGCTCGACCGCATGCAGACAGGCAGGCTCAAGGTGTTCAGCCACCTCGCTCCATGGTTCGATGAGTTCAGGCAGTACCACCGCAAGGATGGGCGTCTGGTCAAGGAATTTGACGACGTGCTGTCCGCGACACGCTACGCAATCATGATGAAGCGCTTCGCGAAGACGAAGGATGAAGCAACCGCAGTCAAGGCGCAGAAGATGCAACGACACATAACCGTCCCGAGCTTCGGGGTGCTGGACACTGAGGTGGGATACTGATCATGGCCATAAGCGACTTCCCGACGAACGAAATCGACCCGAACTTGAACGCCGCTGCGGACGCCGACCCGGCGTCCAAGGAAGACGCGCGCATGCAGAAGCTGCAGGACTTTGGTGCAGGATTGGCCAAGAAGCGCGATGACTGGATTCGTGCGCGCCGCACGCTAGGCATCGACCGGTTTTGGAAGGAAGACGTCGACCAATATCACTCGCGCGACAACACGTCTGGGCGTGTGTCCCAGATGATGGATTCGGTGCAACAAGGCTACCCGGTGACGAACCAAGGCGCCCTGCCGCAACGCTCGACCGTGCGCATCGGCATCACGCGCCAGAAGACCAACAGCGCAGAGGCGCGCCTAGCAGACATCTTGCTCCCGACGGACGATCGCAACTGGGGCATCAAGCCAACGCCCATGCCGTCCATTACCAAGATGGCGCAGGACGCGTCACCCGCGCAACACCCGACCACGGGTCAGCCGATGCAAAGTCCGCAAGGCCAGCCCATATCTAAAAAGGCATTGGCTGCCGAGATTCATCGCCTGTGCAACGAGGCGGCAGAAGCGATGCAGGATGTCATTGACGACCAGCTGAGCGAGACGGATTACAACGGCGAGCTGCGCAAGGTCATCCACGACATGGCGGTGCTCGGCACGGGTGTGGTCAAGGGGCCGGTGGTCGAGAACCGCACGCGCCGTGCGTGGGCGCCTCAGAAGGATGCGAGCGGCCAGACCGTGCACGTGATCGAGATCAAGGAAGAGCTGGTCCCGGCCTCGTACCGCGTCGACCCGCGCAAGATTTTCCCTGACCCGGGGTGCGGTGAGAACGTGCACGACGGCGAAGGCATCTTCGAGATGGACAAGAAGACGACCAAGCTGATTCGCGACATGGCCAAGCAACCGGGCTACAGCGCGGCAGCGCTTCGCGCCGTGCTTGAAGAAGGGCCGCAGCGTAGCGCGCTCATGGAAGAAACCGACGAGCAGATGAACAAGGACATCGAAGACAAGCTCTTCGAGGTGTGGGAATACTGGGGCGAGATGAAGCCGCAGGACTTGAAGACCGCCGGCGTGCGTGACCCTGTGCTTGACAACGATTCGCTGGAGAGCATCTCGGCGTGCGTAATCATGATCAACTCGACCGTGGTCAAGGCGTACCTGAATCCGCAGGAAAACGGCGATCTGCCGTACGACATCTGTCCGTGGGAGAAGGTCAGCGGTCAGGTGTGGGGCTGGGGCGTGCCGCGTCTGATGAAGTGGCAACAGAGCGTGATCAATGCGGCGTGGCGCCAGTTGATGGACAACGCCGGCGTGTCAAGTGGGCCGCAGATCATCCTGAAACAGGGAATGATTTCCCCGGCTGACAACGTGTGGACCATCACACCGCGCAAGATCTGGTACGCAAGCGACGAAGTCGACGACGTGCGCAAGGCCTTCACGATGGTGGAAGTCACCTCGTATCAACAGGAGTTGGCCGCGATCATCGACATGGCGATGAAGTTCGTCGACGACGAGACCGGCGTGCCGCAGTTGGCGCAAGGCGAGCAGGGCAACGCCCCTGACACGGTGGGCGGCATGCAGATGCTGATGAACTCCGCGAACGTGGTGCTGCGTCGCCTCGTGAAGCAGTTCGATGACTTCATCACGAAGCCACACATCCGTCGCTACTACGACTACAACATGATGTACAACGACGACACGTCGATCAAGGGCGACTTCAACGTGGACGCCCGTGGCTCGTCGACGCTGCTCATCCGCGACATCCAGAATCAAGCGTACATGCAGATGCTGACGCTCGCGTCGAACCCGGTGTTTGCGCCGATGCTGAACCTGAGGACGCTATTCAAGAACTCGCTCAAGGCGCAGCACATCGACCCGGCCGACATCATGCTGACTGCTGACGAGATCGAGGCGAACGCGCAGAAGGCCGCGGCACAACCGCAGCAACAAGACCCGCGCATGCAAGCTGCCCTCATCCGCGCCAAGAGCGAGGCGGGGCGCGATGCCGCGTCGGTGCAGGTGGCACAGGCGAAGGCCCAGAGCGATCTGGAAATAGCCAAACAGAACCAGCAGATGAGGATTCAGGAGCTGCAAGCAGAGCGGGAATTGATGATCCTGAAGTTGTCATTGCAAGAGAAGATTTCGATCGAACAGATCAAGGCGTCGTTGGCCGAGACCGCGATCAAGGAACGCTCACGCCACGAACTGGCGGGAGCAAATGCAGCACTTCAATCCGCCGTCCAGACCGGCAATCAGCAAGGGGTATAAATCATGGCAACTCGAATCCCGGTCGTCGACCAACCGGATGCACAAAGCACCATCAAGCGTGGTACGTGGACAGGCCTGCTCAACGGCGACGTCGGCGACATTTTCCAGTTTCCCGACTGGGCGGACCGTTGCATTCAAGTGGCCGGCACGTTCGGCGCCGGCGGAACGATCCTGATCGAAGGCTCGAACAACGGCACCGACTGGGCCACGCTCAACGACACCAACGGTGTGGCGCTATCGCTTACCGCTGCTGGCCTGCGCCAGATGAGCGAAGCACCGCTGCTCATCCGCCCACGCGTGTCGGCTGGTGACGGTACGACCAACATCGCTGCGACCGTCGTGTGCCGCCGCCTCTACCAATTCCTGTAAGGAGCATGTGACATGGCAGATTATCAAAGCGCAAGCAATGCGCTGAAAGCGGAACTGGCCCGCATTCAAGGGCTGGTGAAGCTGGTGGACGTGTTCACCGAGATAGGCTCACTCGAGCAAGCGGCCACAGAAGCCAAGGCCGCAGCGGTTGAGGCGCGCGTCGAAGCCGACGGCATCCTCGCAAACTTGGCCGCTGCCAAGGTGGCCGTGGCGGAAGCCAAGAGTGCAGCCAAGGACACGCTAGACAAGGCGAACGCCAAGGCAGACGCGCTGGTGGCAGACGCCACCGCATCCGCTGCCAAGCTGATTGCCGACGCAGAAGCCGAAGCATCGGCGGCCAAGAGCGACGCGATCGCGGAATCACATGTCGCACTGGCAGCTGTTGAAGTCGAGCGTGATGTTGCCACGTCGGAACGCGACGCTGCGTTGCGTGAGCTGCAGGACTACCTGCAACGCGTGGAAGTTGCCAAGAAAGAATTGACCACCGCCCAAGCTGCGATCGATGCGATCAAGGCACAAGCCAACAAACTCGCAGGAGCATAAGCCATGGCGATCCAGTACAGCACGACCCACCGTACCAACTCGATGACGCAGCTCAATACCGATATCGGTACGTCAGCGCTCATCAAGATCTACACCGGCTCGCCCCCATCGAACGTGGCCACCGCCTTCACCGGCACGCTGCTTGTGACCTTGACGGGTAACGCGGCTGGCTTTGGCAGCGCATCGGCTGGTGCGTTGACAGCCTCGGCCATCACCAGTGGCACGGCGGGTGCAGCTGGCACGGCCGGCTATTTCCGCATCGCGACCTCGGGCGGCACCGATGTTGTGCAGGGTACGATCGGCACCTCTGGCACCGACCTGACCATCAACAATACGTCGATTGCGTCGTCGCAAGTCGTGAGCGCATCGTCGCTCGTGATCACGGCAACGGGTGCATAAGATGCCGATCGCCAACTCGTTGACGGTGGTGAAGCAGACGCTGTACACGCTGACGGCGATCCGCATCAACTTCGAGACTCACACCTTGACTGCCCAGTACATGGTCAACATCGACGGTACGGACATGAACAAGATCGAGATCGAATACACCGGGCAGGACTGGGACGATTTCTTCACAGGCGTCCCAGACCCTGTCACGGCGGTGATGGCGTATCCCATCGGATACAGGTTCGCAGTTCAACTCGAGAAAGACTTGGTCAAGAAGAAAAAAGTTCTTGGCGCGGCTGTTTAATTTCAGGAGCAACACATGGCATACCCCAATCCATCCTCGTATGTACCGCTCGTCATCGGCACAACCGATGGCCCGGCACTGGCCTCCGCCGCCGCTGCCTCATGCATCCCGGTGGCATCGCGCCTCATCCTGCCGAACAACTACTGGACGGTCGGCAAGGCGTGGAAAGTCAAATTACAAGGCCGCATCTCGTGCGCTGTCACGACTCCCGGCACTGCACGTTTCGACATCCGCACTGGGCCAAGCGGCACCATCGTCGCATTCGACACTGGTGCGCTGAATCTGAACATCGTCGCCAAGACCACGGTGCCGTGGGAGTTGGAAGTTGAGTTGATCTGCCGCGCTGTTGGTACGACGACAACGACGACGCTGTTCGGCATGGGCCGGTTCACGTCGGAAGCCGTTATCGCAGCACCGCTTCCTGCTGCTGGTGGCAACGGCGTGTTGCTTTGCCCTGTGTCCGCTCCGGCAGTTGGTGGCGGCTTCGACAACACGGCAGCAAACGCGGTCGATGTGTTCTTCACGCAGACCGTGGCAACGGGTTCGTTGACGGTGCACAACTACCAAATCTGGGAGAGCATCTAATGACCTACGCCATCGCAACCGCATCGCAATGCTCTACGTCGTCGACTGGCTATGTGGTGATTCTTCATGCAGCGGCGACCGATGGCGTAATTCATCAAGAGGGGGATATCACGGTTGACGTTCCCTTCGCTCTCAACGAAAAGCAAGCGAAAAAACTGATTGCATCGACCATTGCGAACCACGTTCTCAGCGTGTGGAGCATGTCGATTGACGCGGACGATGTCTATTTCCCGGAACCGTAATGTCGCGCAAAACAACCGACTTCAGACCGTACGCCTGCATGGGTGGTGGCAAGACGCAATGGCGCGGCATGGTGTCGTCACCCGATGAACCGCAAGGGCAGATCGGCACACTCGTGCGCCGCCCGCTTGGTGCGAATACGAACTGCATGTTGCAGCAGACGTGTTACGCATCGGACGGAACGACGCTTGTTGCTGGCGTCGAGGTTGATCTGATTCTCGATGGCGTTGACATCAATGTCGATGTACAGATCAGCGATGCTTCGGGTGTCGTGAAATTCTGGAATCCTGGCTCTGGGCCGTTTCACACGCTCGCATATAAGCTGGGGTCTCCTGACATTGCCGGTACATCGGCTGAGGGTCTAATCGCCACGCAGGTGTAGTCCATGAATATCGTCGGCTCGGTCACGAGTCAATCGGTAGCGTCTGGCAATAATGTAATTTCCAAGACTGTCACCGCCGGCAATTCGATGATTGCCATCGTTGCCGAGTTTGACGGCGGCGGTGCGCTCACTGGATTCGCAACGGTCTCAGGTGGTGGTACGTGGACGCGTATCTCAACCGGAACGCAGACTAATTTTCACAACAACATTGCGGTCTACCAGTGCTCAGTAAACACAGGCGGCGCGTCATCGATCACAATCGCGCCGAATCAGGCGGGTAATGCAACATCTGTCGCGATTGCCGAATTCACGCCGCTTGGCACAGTTGATGTAACGCTAGCAACCGGGCCAACATTCAGCAATTCTCCGGCAACCGGAACATCAGCAGCAACGACGACCGCTGTGCAGCTTGTCATTGCCGCGTTTGCGGATGACACCTCAGCCAACGGCGGCACATCGCCTGCAACTACTGGCTATACGTCGATCATCAACCTGACGACGAATTCACCGTTTAAGGCGGATTACCTTGTCACGAGTGCGACCGGAACGCAGTCTGCGGCGTGGGGAACACTCACTGCCAGTGACCAATGGAACGCTGTACTCGTCACGATTAAAGATGGCGTAATCCCACCGGTTATCACGCAACAGCCAACCGGAGCAATTGCAGCAGCAGCGAGTACCGCGACATTTACAGTTGCAGCAACATCAACCGGCACTGGACTCGGTTACCAGTGGCAGGACAATCGTACCGGTTCGTTCACCAACGTCTCTGGCGGCACTGGAGCAACGAGCGCCAGCTACACGACTGCGGCGCTGAACGCCAATCAGAACGGAAAGCAATATCGATGCGTCGTCACTGACAGCAACGGCTCGACAACCTCTGCATCGGCGCTGCTGTACGTCACGAACACGGCACTCTATTTGTGGTCAGTCCCGGCGACGGATCGCATCATTCTGCGCGATACGCAGGCCACCGCAGGAGGGATAGCGGTAAGCGGCACCGCGACGGAAACCGCCGACACCTCGACAGGCTCATTTGCCGTAGCCGTCAGCCTGACAGGTACACCGACAGAAGCAGTCGACACCAGCACCGGCACGGTAGCCGTCACGCTGCCGAGCCTGTCCGGTACGGCCACAGAGTCCGCAGATACCTCGAGCGGCACCGTGACGGTGACCTTGCCCGCGATCAGCGGCACGGCAACCGAAACCGCTGACACGAGCACCGGCAGCTTCGCGGTCACCTTGCCGTCGTTCTCAGGCGCACCGACAGAAAGCGCCGACACCTCGTCTGGCACGGTCACCGTCACATTGCCGGTGATCAGTGGCACGGCGACAGAGTCGGCAGACACGAGTACCGGCAGCTTCACCGTAACTGCCGCCGGGCTGACCATTTCCGGAACGGCCACAGAAGACCCGGATACTAGTGCCGGGTCGTTTGCAGTTGAGGTCGCGCTGAGCGGGAACGGCATTGAGGCCAACGATACGGCCTCTGGCAGCCTCGCTGTGCTCGTGACCCTCACCGGTACACCCACTGAGGCCGCGGACACGAGCACAGGCGCCGTAGCGGTCACGCTGCCGAGCCTGTCCGGTACGGCAACAGAGGCCGCGGACACGAGCACGGGCACATTTGGTCCGATCGTGAACCTGACAGGCACGCCAACCGAGACAGTCGACACCAGTACCGGAACTGTTGCGGTTCTGGTGACGGTGAGCGGAACCGCGACGGAAGATCTGGACACCTCGAGCGGAAGCGTCACGGTGAGCGGTGGGCTTTTGACCGTATCAGGAAATGCAGTAGAAGGGAACGATACGGCCTCTGGCAGCTTCGCGGTTCTCTCTACCTTCAGCAGTGCGCAATTGCTATCGGTAGTCGCATCGAACTACGCCAGCGGCACCGCACTATCGACAATCAACCCGCTTTGGGTTGGCGCTGATGCGGGGACTATAAAAGTCAATTCGTCAGGCTACATTGCGAATCAAAGCGGCTCTTCAGTTAATGAGGCCATTTATACCGGCGTCATCGGTGCAGATCAGACCGCGACCGCAGTTATCCCACTAGCCTTTACATCGTTTGGTGCGGGCGGCGAAACACTAGTAGTAGCAATACACTGTTCCAGCAGCACTTTTGGCAGCGCTTCATCAGGGTATGAGCTTGCCTGCAATGGGGACAAT